GTTTAGAAGCAACTGCTAAAAGAGTATTTGATGGAGAAGGTATAGGTAGTCCTTTATATTTAGGTACTAATACATTAGATATTGTAGGTACTACAACTATAACTGGTGATACAACAATGACTGGTAATCTTACAATTACTGGTGATTTAACAGTTGATGATATAATAGCAGATGATATAAAAGGTGATACATTATCATTGCGTGACCAAACAAATGATAGTCAAGTACAAGTAGCAAGGATTAATTACGATGCTACTGAGGGAGCAAGACTTAATATATTACGAAAAGTAATAATGAAAGATAAGATAGAAATCAATGGATCTTCTGGTACATTGGTTTTAGAAGCTAATAATGGCTTAGAAGCAAAAACAGATGGTACGTTAAAATTGCAAACAACAACTGCAGATTTACCTACCAGCCCTAGTGATGGGGACTTAATTAATAAAGATGGCGTAGTGTACATTGCTGTACAATAGGCTAATTAAAGGAGAATAAAACAATGGCAAGTTGGAAACGAGTAATTACTACAAGTGATGATAGTAATTATAAAAATAGTAACCTTGCTGCTAGTGATATACCTAATTCAGCTATTACTACAGCAAGAATTGCTGCTGATGCAGTAACAAACGCAAAGATAGCAGATAATGCTATTGATTCAGAGCATTATACTGATGGAAGTATTGATGCTGCTCATCTAGCAAGTAATTCAGTAATTACTGCTAAGATATTAGATGCAAATGTAACAAGTGCAAAAATTGCTAGTAATGCAATTGTACAAGCTAAAATAGCTGACGATGCAGTTGGTGCTGCTGAACTTTCTACAGGTAATGATGTAGGTTCAGGTGTAGATGGATATGTTTTATCTTGGGATGATACTAATTCTGAAATGAGATGGATAGCTGCTGCTAGTGGTACTGTTAGTTCACTTAGTGATTTAAGTATTACTTCTACTGCTACTGAGATTAATAAATTAGATGGATTTACAGGAAGTGCTTCTGATTTAAACTATGCAAAATCATTAAATGCAACAGGTGTAACTGCAAGTGAATTTGATAAGTTAGATGGTCTTACAGCTACTACAGCAGAGTTAAACTTTACAGATGGAGTAACTTCTAATATTCAGACTCAGTTAGATAGTAAGCAAGCATCAGGTTCTTATCAGGCTACAATTACAGGTGCTGCAACTACAATTGATACTGAAAATTTAACTGCAAATAGAGCAATGGTATCTAACGCTAGTGGTAAAGTTGCAGTTTCTGCAGTTACTTCTACAGAGTTAGGTTATTTAGATGGTGTTACTTCTGCTATACAGGCTCAGATTAATAACAAAGCTTCTTTAGCTGGTAGTTCTAGTCAGAATTTTTCTGCTGGTAATTTAACAGTTTCTGGTAACTTAACAGTAAGTGGTACTACAACTACAGTTAATACTGAGACAGTAACTATACAAGATAATATTATTGTATTAAATTCTAATTCTGCATCTACACCTACAGAAGATGCTGGTATAGAAGTAGAGCGTGGTGCTAGAACTAATGTATTTATTAACTGGGATGAAAGTGCTAAAGAGTGGACAGGTAGAATACAAGCAAGTGATGCTAATGATACTACAGGTTACACAGGAAGAGTAGCTTTTATTGAAAGAGCTTCATCTGGTACTAGTGGTTCAATAAATACTGTTGGAGCTATGTTTATTAATACTGCGTCAAGTGCAATTTACATCTATAGCTAATGTCTAAATTTGTAAAACATAATCAAACTGAAAAGCCTGTTGTAAAACAACCAGATCCTGAGTTATCTTTAAATATAAAAGATACTGACTTCTTATTGCGTTTAATTAAGCGAAGCAATTTTAGAGGCGATGAAATAGAAGTTGGATATAGAGTAATTCAGAAACTAGGAATTTTACATAGGAGTAAACTTGAAGATTGATTTAGATATACAAGCATTGCAAATAATACAAGCATCTTTAAAAAATGTTACATTAAAAGGAGAAGATGCTCCAGCATTTGCAAAGGTTATATTGAAAATAGATTCAGCTTTTGAAAAAGAAATAGCAAAGCAAAATGGCTAGTTGGAAACAAGTAATAGTTAATGCAAGTAATAGCGTTGTTAGTAGTAATATAACTGATGGCGCTATTACTACAGCTAAAATAGGAACTCAACAAGTTACTGGTGTTAAAATAGCTGAT